GTTCTGACAGTTGGCGCAAGTTTTTGGGTTAGAGACTTACCATCGTGTTTTTTTCCTTTGGCACGTTCAGCGTTACTCTTAATTTGTTGTGACAGTTGTTGACCCTCATCGCTTGGAGCGTCTGCACCAGTGGGGGTCGGGCCAACTTGCTGCTTTGCGACTGTGCCGACAGATTTTTTTTCTGATTGCGTAACCTTTGCAGCCTGCCTCTCTCTCACAAAAAACGAAATGAAATGACTGTTGCCTGTGGAACCAAGGTCTAAAGGATATTGATACAGGCGTCCAGTGTCTCCACTAGGACGGTTTCCACCTGAGTCTGGAAACCTAAGTCCTGTGGCTCTGTTCAATCCTAGTGCAGAACTAGCTGCCCCTGTTACAAGTCCGGCTAAACCAGATTGAGCTTTGTTTCTTAATGCAGTGAAAACAGCCATGTCTAAATAGTCCTCATAATCATAACTATTTATACATCATGGCATATAAGGGACGATATAAACCAAACAATCCCTCAAAATATAGAGGAAATGTTCACAATGTAATCTACCGCTCACTGTGGGAACGGAAGTTTATGGTATATTGTGATAACAATGAGTCTGTGATTGAGTGGGGCAGTGAAGAGGTGGTCATACCTTACAAGTCTCCTTGGGATGGTAGAATACATCGTTACTTTCCAGATTTTTACTGTAAGATACGAAAGCACGATGGTAGTGTTGAAAGACTTATTATTGAGGTAAAACCTAAGAAGCAAACAGTGCCACCAAAAGAACCACAAAGAAAAACAAAACGATATCTGAATGAGGTAAAGACTTGGGGCGTGAATAGTGCCAAGTGGAAGTACGCTGTTGAGTGGTGTAAAGATAATGGAATGAATTTTAAAATACTAACAGAGGATGATTTAGGTATTCGTTATAAATAATTGAATGGCACAAAGTAGATTCATTCAAAGCGTTTTAGATGCAGCGAGAGAGGATGCAGGGGCTAGTGGGGCAAAATCTCTAAGTTGGTTTATGAGAAAGATTGAGGAGTTTGGAAAACCTGGCCCTTTGGATTTGATACGAGACGGTAGACGGACAAAGAGCCAAAATTTTGGAACACTCAACATGTTTATTTATGATCCAAAGCACAAGAAAAAACTGCCATTTTATGACACATTCCCATTAGTTTTACCAATAAGTCCCGCCGCTGGTGGTTTCTTAGGTCTGAATTTTCATTACTTACCAATCCCAGCAAGAATAAGATTGTTAGATAGAATTGTCGAACCAGAGAGTAGGGCCGTCAATGCCATAGTTCAAAGAGGTGAGGTAGAAGGGATTATCACCGACTACTCTGAATTGAGAAAAATACGAATGGCAAAAGCAATTGTTAAACACTACTTGACAGGACATGTCAAATCTGATTTTCGTGCTATCGGAATGGACGAATTAGTTATCGCAGCGTTGCTGCCAGTTCAGAGATTCCAAAAAGCTTCTGCCGAAGCCGCTTACATCGAAACTGCAAAACGATATTAGGATAGAAAAATGGCAACAGGAATTGGTTCTTTTACAGACGCTCTCGCATTTGGCGCATTGAATGATGTGCTGTCGTTATTTCATGACGAAAACGCATACGGAAGACCAAACCAATATGAGGTTCAAATTCTACCACCAGGCGGTAAGTTAGCAGGCCATGATTTTAGAGCTATTTCACTAAAAGCAGAATCTGTTCTCATGCCTGGTAGAAGTGTCAATATTCAACCAAAATCGGCTGATCAATTATATGGTCCAGTGAGAGAACTGATTACAGGTCCATTGTATGCTGATGATATAACAATGACCATTCAGTCAACTAGTGGACTGGATGAGAGAATGATGCTTGAACAGTGGCAAGAACTGGCATTTAACAAAGATACATATGATGTAGCATACTATAACGAATATGTCGGAACTTTAAATATTCATCTGTTAGACATGAACGATAGGAAAACATTTGGATTACAGTTACGAGAGTGCTTTCCAAAAACCATCACTGGCGTAAATCTTGCATATGGACCAAACACTGAAATTACAAAAACTAATGTGGCATGGTCGTTCAGAGAGTTTGTCAATCTGTCTTTAGATGGTGCCGGTCCGGGCCTTGCAGAAAAGTTAGTTGACACAGCCACACAAACCGTTGAAAGAGCGATTACAGCAAATGTTCCATCAACTTTAAGAAGACTATCTTGACAATTATTATGAAGGATAAAAATTATGGCGTTACCGAAACTTGATACACCAACCTACCAACTAGAACTACCATCTAATCAACAAGTTATCAAATACAGACCTTTCTTGGTCAAAGAGCAAAAAATCTTGATGATGGCACAAGATGCTGACAACAAAGAAGACACTTACAACATGTTGTCAGAGATTATTGATGGATGCACTTTTAACACTATTGATATATCAACCATGCCACTGTTTGATTTTGAATATCTCTTTATGCAGATACGTTGCAAGTCTGTGGGGGAAAGTGCTGAAGTCAGTGTTTTATGTCCAGACGATAACATAACTAGAGTCCCTGTAACCATAGACTTGAGTGAGATTGATGTTCAAATCGAGGACACTCATAGTAATGTGATTGGTGTAAACGAAAATATAAAAATCATTATGAGATATCCAACGGTGAATGATATTAAAAGCGTAAATGATGCGGAAACAATGAGTAATGCCATGAAACTAATAAAAACATGCATTCTTGAAATTCATGATGGTGATACTATTCATAATACAATTGATGCCACCACAAAAGAATTGGACGATTTTATCGACAGTTTACCCACAGAGGTGTTTGAAAAGGTAGGGAACTTTTTCAACACTATGCCCAGACTAACTCATGTGTTGCAAGTGAAAAATCCTAAAACAGAGGTGACAAGTGAGGTGGTGGTTCAAGGGCTAGAAAGTTTTTTTTCATAGCCCTTTCTCACACAACACTAGCGTCTTACTATGAACTTAATTTTGCACTGATGCATCATCATAAATATAGTTTGACAGAACTAGAGGAAATGTTGCCTTGGGAAAGGGAGATATATATTGGATTGCTAATGAAATATTTGAGGGAGGAAGAAGAGAGAAGTAGGCAGCAAGCCGCAAGGAGATAAAGATGGCACAAAAGAAACTTGAGCCAGGCAGTGATTACGCAAAGTATGACATTGATGGTGATGGTATTGTGACAGATGAAGAACTTGAAATGGACGCTAAGATGATGAGGTTAGAGAATGAGGATAAAAAAGAAGACGCTCAAAGACATATGGCGTGGTTCGCTCTTTTTGGTATGCTGTTATACCCTGCTTTGGTTGTTGTTTCCGTATTTACTGGACTTGACAAGGCTGCTGGGGTCTTAGGTGATATGGCACCAACCTACTTTGTTTCTGTTGCAGCAATCGTTGCAGCGTTCTTTGGTAAGGAAGCTTATGTTAAGAGTAAAAACACTGAAATAAGTGTAAAGAAATAGGATAGAAAAATGTCAGAAATGCGAGGAGTTGACACAACAAAGCTTGAAAATGAGCAAGCGCAAACAACTCAAGGATTAGCAGTCACCACTGCTTCCATCAGACAGATGGACGGCACGATATCGTCTGGCAACCAAGGAACACATTCTAGATTGGATGCCATCGCTAGAGTTCTATCAATAGAAAGTCCCGATGAAAAACAAGCAAGAGAACAAGCAGCGGAAGCGGCACGTGCGGCAGAAGCAAGATTTCAAGATTTGATAAGGTTGCAAGAATCTGGCAATGCAACTGAAGAGCAAGTTCTACAAGCACAAAGAGATATGGAAGAAGCACAACGGGAGGAAAATGAGAGGTCACAAAGAAGAAGTAACTTTGATAGATTCTCTGATGACGAAGGCGGTCCACCAATACCACCACCGGCACCAGACGCTGATCCGGGCAGTGACGATGGACCCGGCTTCTTTGGAAAAACTTTTGGCAAGTTTTTCAAACTGATAAAAGGTGTAGTTGGTATTTTGTTAGCGGTTGCAATTCCAGCGTTAGCGTTCCTTTTAAACTCCCCAGTGTTTGAAAAACTTAAAGAAGCCCTCTTTGATTTTATTGATTACATATTTGAAACAGTTGTCCCATTCATACAAGAAGAGGTTATCCCAAGGATAAAAGAGTTTTATGAGAAGTTTTTAATACCGATAAAAGATTTTGTCATGGACTTTTTATTCATGGAAGGTGGTGCTATTGATATCATATTAGATAACTTATCAAAACAATGGGAGAATGTAAAAAGTCTTTTTAACAGTATGCTCGACCTATTTGATAATTTGATGAAAGGTGATTTTGAGGCAGCATTTGGTAATCTTGGCGATATAGGTGAAACATTAATGAAGGCAATTGATGAGGGTCTTACCACTATCCTAAAGTTAGGTTTGGCTGCGTTTGGCCTTACGTTTGATGGCACCATAGGAGATGTGATTGGTAGTTGGTTGACCAGCACATGGGAGAGCATAAAGGCAGCAATGAGAGCGATAATCCCTGACGCATTAGAGCCAGAGTTTCTACAAGCAGGAAGTGCTGACCAAAGAAAAGAAACTATGGCAGCGGCAGAAGCAATAAAGGAAGCAGAGGCTCAAGAGACAAAAGCGCAGAGAGATATGCGTGGGGCAGTGAATGAGGAAGCTCGTTCTGGTCGAACGGTGGAAGCACGAAGAAGAGAACTTGCTAAACTTGAAGCTAGAGCCGAAGAAAAGGGTGGATTTGACAAATTAGACCAAAGCGCAGCCTTTAGTCTATCTAAAAATGATATCATAGAGGCAAGAGAAAAATTAGCGCAAGCAGAGGAGCGTGAAAGAAAAGCACAAGAAAAAACGGCCGAGTTAAATAGGCAAATAGAGGAGTCTCGGGCAAAAAGGGCTGAAGCAGAAAAACAGTTGGAAGCGGTGAAGAAGGGTGTGGAAGGTGACACTGCCGAAAGAGAAAAAGCTGGAGTGTTAAGGAAAATATCACCGGCAGAGGCAGAAAAAGCAGAACAAGTGAATAAAGCTGCAAATGATAACAAATCAAATGTAGTGATACAACAAAATGACAATCGTCAAAATCAAAGCACTGAACAAAAAACTGTGATAGAGCAAAATAAAGAATTGAGTGGCACGGGTTCGGCTGCTGCATTATCAAGAGCGGTGGAAACTGCGTTGTGATAAGAAAAGCCCCCACATTTCTGTGGGGGCCCTCTGGTTTACTCTTCTACAAGTTTCTCAAAGTATGAGAATGCATCATCATCACCATCATCCACCGAAACAGTAGGTGCTGGTGCTGGTTTAGTGTCTACCTCGGCAGGGGCCGTGGGTTCTTCTTCCATCAGAGTTTCCACTGTACCTGTCTTAGTGACACCAGACAGAACCATATCAAGACGAGTCTTCAACTCATCATAGGTCTTGAAGTTAGATGGTGCGGTGAACTCTGAAAGAGAATATTCTCTCTCCCAAATGCTCTCCAAGAAATCTTCATCATCAGACAATGGTGTTACACTGTCAAAGGATGATAGATCATAGTTCCAGTATCCATCTACCTTACGCAACTTCAACTTGAAGTTCGCACCTTCCCAAAAATCAAATGGGTTGATAGGGTCTGTATCAGGAAACGGAGGCTGCATTGCTTCCGTTAGCTTATCAAAAATCTTCTTACCATAACGGTAGAGAAAGACTTTACCCTCGTTTTGAGGATTTGCAGAATCACTCACTACACAAATGTTTGAGTAATACGACAACTTACGCTTCTGACGCCGAGCAATTTCTTTGTCAGACTCGATACCACTGTTCCAGAGTTTAGAGTTATACTCTGATACAGGGTCA